AAATATCAACAGTAATAGTTAAGATAGTTCCATTAGCATTGCGCAATGGAGCAAATGCTCCACCATTAATTCGCAAATTTAAATATGGGAACTCATCTCGCATTACCCAATTATCGCCAACATTATATCCCATCGCTGTAAGAAATTCTTTAAACTTCTTTTTAATCACTTCATACATTGGCCCCACTCCTTGGGTCATCTACGATGATATAATTGTCAATATTATCAAAGCGCGAAATAGATAAATACTTCGCATACAAATGCTCTACTCGTTCAGTAGTGCTTCCATCTTCCTCAATGATGGTAGCGATATGCGGTTCAGCCCAATCATATACTTTACCATCAGGAGCAGTATAAACTCTGTTCATAATTGTCTCCTTATTCAATCTATATATCTATGGCGTCAAATAACACTTCTGCTATGGCCGCACGGAAATCATCCCACATTGGGTCAAATATACTTAAAATAACTTCAATAACCGCAGTGATTAAAATAGCAATAATTAATGCCAAAATTAAACTGCCAAAGTCCGCTGCACTAAATATAATATCTTGAACCGCATCTTGGGTGATCTTTTCAACATCTCTTTTAAATTGGTCAATACACGAACCGTTTATCTCGATAAATGCTTGAAGACCCGCCATAATCGCCGGTTCAAAATAGGGCTATGGTGCCATGCGTGAAGTGCCATATTCAACATATTGCGCATATTCAGCATCAGCAAAACATTCAATCAACTCATTGCTTATTTCACAGTGGCAACTACTGCGTAAGAACCCAGTGCGCACGGGGCACATTGTATAAATCACATTATCAAAAGCTGATTTAAATGCTTCAACCGCAGGGTTAATATTAAACTCTGGCACTTCTGCTTCATCATAGCCCCAACAAACATCATAAAAATCTTCTGCTTCTTCTTGGTCGTCTGGTGGATATCGTGAAGCTTCGGATGCTGCTTGTGCTTGCCCCATTGCAACTTCCAGTGCGCCCAATTCTGCAATCTATTCAGTTATCCAACTAACAGGAATAGCACAATATAAGCCCATATTATTATCCCACCCATTCGCCCTTAAAAGCATCATAGGTAAGTAGCCCGCGACAAACAGTGCCATATCTTTCTGTTAAAACATTGGGAGTAAGAGTATATGGTGTGCCGGTTATTGCATAAAACTTTACAGAAATAGTCTCATCAGATGTGTAATTACGAGGGGTTCTTTGCGTAGCACCAAATAATGCCTCAATATCTATCACCCAATGTGGATAAGTTGTATTCGCCTCTAATGACCCACTAGATGGATACCACTAACTGCCCCATCGATGTCCGGAACTACTGCCAGATACAAAAATCTCGGATGTTGGCAAACAATTAAAAGTTCTATTATTTACAATTGCATCCTGCATAACACTGCGGCTATATATAGCAATTCTTCCTGGGTTAGAAATGCTGGTAGTGCTTGCATTCGCTGTCTAATTAGTATATAAAACAATTGTAGCAATTTGCTATGAATTAGTCAAAGCCGAAGGCACGGAGAAAGAACCTTCCCAACAATATGTGGTTTCATTCCAAGTTAAAGGAAAAGATACCTGTCCTTGGCGCCTACTCATCTTATTAGGAATATTGGTAATTTCAGTAGCAAAATCTTCGGGTGCAATGCCATTACCAGTCGTAATAACAGAACCTGCCTGAATCGCGCTCGTCCCATCTCGTTTAATACGAATTGCGTCAGCAGTATCAATTAAAATACTTTTTGGAACAATTACTAAATCATTATAGTCATCTACAAGGTTTTGATGCCATTCTTTACTTGAACTCCAAGAACTAATCTCGCCAGCCATTACATCTCCTCCTAACTCGCATTAGCAAGAGCTAATGATATTACACCATTTGTAATGTCAATTCCTGTGCCCGCGGTATAGGTTGTGCCAGGCGTAATACTCCCAACTGCGTTATCAACATAAGTCTGTGTTGCATAATCAACTAAACTTTGATGTGCAGTTAAATAACCTGCATCATTTGTAAAAGCACTGATATTTGTAGGCACTGTTGGAATAGTGGGTTTATTCTGTAAATCGTTATAAGACAAATCGGTCGCATCAACACTTATTTCATTGTTTGTTATATCAATACCGGTGCCCGCAGTATAATTTGAACCACCAGTAGCACTAATCACGCCATTTTCAATAGTAATGTTAGCTCCTGCTGTATAAGTGCCTGCGGGGCCAGCAGGCCCCTATGGCCCTGTTTCGCCCTATGGTCCAGCAGGTCCTTGCGGTCCAACGGCTCCCGCTGGCCCCTATGGACCGACAACTACTTGAAGCTCTTGCCAAGTATCATTAGTTGAATTACGATATTTAATTGAACTCAATTCTTTTCCCTCCTTATACGAATGAAATAGTCCATCCTTTTGCGGTTGCTACTGCTATTTCATCAGCAGTCATCGTATTAATCGCACCACCAGGAGTATTCGCGCCAGCATTACCACTAAATACAATAGTAGCGGTTGAACCGCTTGAAGTTAAATCGGGTAATGTAGCGATTGTTTCAAGCGCTGATGTTTTATTATATAAAGACCATTCTACATTAGAGGTCCAACGATTTGGATTATCTGCTAACGCGGCTGCGCTGGTAGCATCCGTAATTTCAAGCGTTGCTACTTCCTGTGTTGTCATTGAATATCCAGAACGTAAAGTAGAAGGAGTAGTCTCATTACACCATCCGCAGTTTGAAAAATTCAAAGTTATTTTATTCCAATTTGCTTCATAAGGAACTCCATTATTTAGCTAAAAAGTTATTCTTTTACAAATAGGAGACCGCCAATACAATGTTCTTGCTGATGTAGGATTGTTAGTCGATTTCATTACTGGGATATTAAGTAAATTATCAATAACAGCAGGTTGCATTATGGTGCTACTATCAAAAGGCAAAAGATTATAAACGTTTCTACCATTAATCCCAACACGGTCGCCTAATACAGACATATTCATATTTATTGTCCCACGAATTGTCGAAGCAGCAAACATATTATTCATACTATGTGCTACGGCATGAGTATTATAACTTTCTAAACTAATATAACTAAACCAATCATTTGGTAAGTTTATTTTCGCCGCATAAAATAAAGACTCTAATGAGCCAGGTTTCCCTTTTATATATGGGATATTAACAGGATCACCAAACAGAGTATAAGGTATAGGTTGCTTACACTGGCTAAAAGTCTACTCACAGTCACAACCATTAGTTATATTAATATCAACAGTAGGTAATAAAGAGCAATTCAGAAAAGCATAATTTAAAGTCGTAGGTTGCTAAAAAATCATTTTATTACTATAATTTTCAATTACCCATTTATAACGGTCACCCTAAAAATGATATTGTAATGCTCCGGAATAAATTAACTGCTATGGCATATTATCAACAGCACTTCCGCCACTAGTAATACTAGCAATAGCATCAGGCATCTCATCAAGAGTAAGTAAATCACTCTCACCAGTCTTCGCGCGAATAGCATCCGCAATATTAGTAAGTTTATCAGTAAGAGCCATTTTCAATCACTCCTAACACTGCCGCAGCTACATCAGCAAGAGTAGCAGCATCACCTGCGGTATTAATCCATACCAAAGAGCCATCAGTTGGTGCGGTCGAACCAACATAAATACCAGTATCACCCTTTGGACCAGCTGGGCCAGTAGCACCCTGTATGCCCTAAATACCCTAAATACCCTATTCACCTTGCGGACCACGCTCGCCAGTAGCGCCAGTTGCTCCCGTATCACCTTTTGGTCCTTGTGGGCCAGTTAATGCGGCTAACTATTCTGCGGTAAAATCATTATAGGTAAAAGCAGCACCACGCTCACCTTGCGGCCCTTGAATACCTGCGGCACCACTCAAATCAATTAAGAAACTAAACGCAGTTTCTGTTTTAACATAAATCTTTGCATTATCAGGATCATCAGTAGTGGAAACAATCATCACCATGTCTCCAATAGCAATGTCATTATTATTATAGTCGGCATTCATCGCGGCAATCGTTGCATAGGTTTCTTTAATAGACAACCCATCGCCCTTTGGACCTTGCGGCCCAACTGGCCCCTGTGGCCCCTGCGGACCCTACTCGCCAGTATCACCTTTGGGTCCCTGTGGTCCAGTTGCACCAGCCGCGCCAGTATCACCTTTCGGACCCTAAATACCCTAAATGCCCTGTTCTCCTTGTGGGCCAGCAGGACCTTGAATACCTTGTGCGCCCTGTGGGCCGGTATCACCGGTGTCGCCCTTGTCGCCTTTTGGTCCAGCTACACCAGCTTCACCCGCAGGTCCTTGTGGGCCCATTTCTCCTGGGTCGCCCTTATCACCTTTGGGGCCACGATATATTGGATTAGAAAATTCCAATTCAATTTCAGGAGCGGTTTCAATCATTACATTAATTTCTTCACGCATTAGTATGTAATACCTCCTTCAAACTTGAACTTCGCAGGTCCAAGGATAGTATCAACTTTACCATTCGCGCCATTAACCTGGACATCGTAGAGATAATCACCAGGCGCAACATTAGTATCTGCACTAGTTAATGAAACAATAGCCTTACCATCAGTAAAATCAGTAATACGCTTTTGAATAACTGGTGTTTCCAATTCGCGCTGTGTATTTACCGTAAAGACTACTTCATCGCCTTCTGCTAAAACATAATTAGAAATATTAATAGCAAAATCGCCAGTATCTTTAACAATCATACTAATCTTTTTAGTGTCTTTATCAAAATGTATCATTTCTTACCCTCCTCATTCACTTACTTCCAAGAGAGTAGAAAACCATTCATTGCCTGATTTAATCTGCCGCATAATCTTAAATACTCTGCCGCCCCAAGCATAACGCGCGGCAATACCATCGTTAAGTTGCTTGTCAGTCGTAGCGTGTAAAATCCACTATGACTTTACACCATACATTGTTATTTCTTCTGCGGTAGAATTGACTGAAATGTGCGCTGGCACCACAGAGACTTCTTCAATATTATCTACTGTTGCACCGCCCTCGCCATCATCAACAAAGTGAAGGCGCAAATATGTTAATGTATCTCGCTTTGTCATACACATTTCACCCTTCTATGTTTATTTAACATTCTTTCTACTTTTGGACTATAAAACTCATTATACTGTGCTGATACACCAGATGAGCTCTGGCTTACTAACCCTTCACTACCAATGCGGTTAAAGCGTTCAATAACCATCTGGATTACAATATAATCAAGTGCGTCATCATACTGTTCTAAATTACAGTAGATATAAGCTTCATCTTTGCATAAAGAAATCAATGTAAGGAGCAATTCATCTACGCTTTCATCGTCTTCTTTATGGAGCAATAATTTAATCTTATCGAGCACAAAAATGAACCTCCTTGTGTAAAAAAATTAGAGGCTCATAGGCACATTAGTCCTATGAGCCTCATTATTGATTAAGCAATAGTAATTTTTACTAACTTGGTAGCGTCGGTTAAAGCAACCAATGCGACCTTGCGAGCATATACCTTATTTTCACGAACATTAGCATCGCGCTCTTGTTCAACTTCGGTGCTCTTCTTAACGAAAAGGGTAATAGCATCTTTGGTAGCAAGATAACCAGTATTTGCTGGAACAGCCTTGGACACGATTACAGGAACACCACAAACGGTGCCGATATAACCAGTGCGGACAAAACCTTCAACATACTTCAAGTCGTCCTTCAAAGCCTTGCGGAAAGCAGCCTGGTCGGCAGGAGAGATAAGCAAGAACAAGCCAGTCTCATCTTCAAGGTTCATCTTGGCAATAGCATCAACCACAGCATCAAAACTCCAAGCGGCAGCAGGAGCAAGAAGAGTTGCCTTATTATATTCAGCAATAGCCTTGGTAGTAAAGTCATTTACCATCTGCTTGGCAAGTCCATCAAGACCAACATCAACTACCATAGGGTCGGTCATTTCCTGCTCGTCATAATACTTAAAACGACCCTGGGTGGTGCCAACTTCATACTCTTCTGGAACGAAACCAATTTCGATATCATTGGTATTGCCTTTGCCCATAGCAAGGTCTTCAACATTACCGGTAGCGGTATAACGATTAATAATCTTCTTCATACCAGCATTTTCGGTAAGAGAATTATCAACAGACATATAATTAGATAAATCAACCTGTGTGGTCAAGATATCATTAATCTTATTTTCAAGAACAAAGTTCTCATAAATGGTATGTGCCATAATCAATACACTCCTTATTGTGTTAATTCTTTATATAATGTAGGGTTAGTTCTATAAATCTCGGCCTGCTGCGCGAGGTTCAACTTGCGGAACTGTTCTTTCGTAAGCCCACCTTGCTGTGCGGACCCTGCCTTTGGTGCCGGTTGTGCAATACGCTTGGCTACCTCGTCTGCGACAGCAGCTTTAAATGCCTTGTCAAAAGTCTCGATATTAGCCATCATCGTATCAGCATCATCCGCGACAATATAATCTACAAACTCAATTGGAAGCCCTCTATTAGTAAGCACTTTGGATGCTTCTAATTTATTCTGCGCAATAGCGAACTCACGTTCTTTTGCTTCAAGTTCTTCAACCTTCTTGTTGTATTCATAGTCGCGGCGTTGCGCCTCATCCATTTCGCGCAACTTCTCGGCTTCTGCTTGCTTCTTTTCCAACTCTTTACGCTGTTTATTCAGCGCCTGGGACACTCGACGGTCGCCCTCTTGTTGTAATAAAGCACGCACTTCTTCTTCGGTATAAGTCTTTGGTGTAGCACCCTCATCAGGAGTTTGCTGATTTTCCATACCCTTATTTTCTAATTCACTCATAATAAAACCTTTCTTGAAAGAGCCCTCAATGAGTTCTACTTTCATATAATAATAATTTTTCTCATAAGCCAATATGGCTAATCCGCCCAAAATGGGCTTGATATTTTACAATATATCCAGTATAATAGTCATTAAGGAGGTGGTCTTATGACTACAAAAGAAATAATGGCGATGTCGATTGATGACCTCATCGCCGACGCAGTTGCGCGCAAAGATAAGAAAGCACTCCTCTGGATACAACAAGAGAGCGCGCGCAAAGACATCCGCAAGAGAGACGACCAAGAGATTGAAGTAGCACATTCCATTACAACCTTGAAGTTTGACTATGCCAAGAAGTTCCTTGGTTATACACCAAAAGACAAGGTTAAGAACTATGCTGAACTGCGGCGCCGTGCCCAAGAGAAGAAAAGACGCGAACTTGACGAGAAGTTCGCGGCAGCATTACAAGCCATCGAGGGGTAATCAACCCCTCTTTTTGATTTGTTGAGTGCGGCTATTAGCTTTCTTCAACTTGTCAAGCGGACTAAACTCTTCATAACCCTCTTTAAGGTCTTCACTGAACATATTCACATAGCGTCGGGTCATTTCTAGCGTGGAATGACCCAATATCTTTTGTAAGCGGAACACATCGCCAGTGTTCCTAATCCAATTTTTAGCAAATGTATGCCGAAATGCGTGAATGCTAGTCATCTCCACCTCACGCGCCAGATTATAGCGGCGCACACTATGCTTCAACGCATTTACTGTTAATTGATCTGCGGTTGTAGAAGATGGGAATAACCAATCGTTGGGTCCAAACTCATACAGCCACATCTTAATATACTCTTGCAAAGCATTTGCCAATGCTGTTGAAAGGGGCAAAATGCTTGCTTTGTTGTTCTTGGTGCGATTGATATAAACCTCGCGCCTTAAAAAATTAACATCACCAATTTTTATATTACAAATAGTGCCAGCACGATTGCCAGTAGCCAGCACCCAGTTGATAATAGCCCAGGTGCGCCACTCAACAAAACTATCATTCTTGCGCGGCTTGGCTAACAATTTCATACAGTCTTCATCACTGTATGTCATCTTCACAATCTCTTGCTCGGCAACTAATTTAACTTTAAATTGTTGGACATAGTGCTTCTCCATACACCAATAAAGGAACGCCCTTACAACACGC